GTGAACTGTCCAAGTCATTATTCCCCCTTAACAAATATGTTAATTATTTCTCTGATTGCCCATAAGAAACCTGCAATCATAATTATGTGTGCGAATGTAGTTAGTGCCAAGTTAAGCATTATTATACCTCCTGAGAAGTGGGCTTATGCCCACTCCTTGTCATTCTCAAACCATTGTTTAACTTTAGCAACAGTATCTACATATCCGTTTACTGGCTCATCATCAGTTCTAACTGGAGGAAAGAAAACATATAAATCTTTATGCTCATTATTGCCATCCCAGTACATAAGGTCTTTTTTAACTAGTGAGCCAAAGACACCCTTTAAAGTTTCAACTCCAAAATTTTTAATTCTTTCATCAAAAATAATGTCACCAAAAGAAATCATATTTGGCTCAAATGCAGCATCTAGACATACTTGTAAAACAAGTTCTTCTTTTTCAGTAAATGTAATATTAGTCATTTTAGTTTCTCCTGTATTCATAATTAAAAGTTATAATGAATATTTTATAATTCGTCAACAACTAAATTATAAATAATTAATATACCTGTTGGCATTGTTTTTTGGTGATTTTAGTGTATCTAGGAAATATCTTATTTTTTAACAAGTAAGTTCCTCCTGTAGGGGTAATTGGGAAACTGATTACCCCTTTTTCAATTATAGAGTGGTATTTATGCTATTTAGATTAAAAGGCTACTGTATGGTCTTTAAAATGGGTTTTTTGGGGGTTTTAAATGGCACTTCCCACCTGATTTCACGCAGTATAGTAGACTTGAGGATTAAATGCCCAGATCCGCAACAATCATCTCCCCACATGGTAATCAACTTAAATGAGAGAGCATCCTCTTTGTAAATCTTTCCACATACCTTCATGATGTTTTTTTCTGCTCTGAGATCCTGATCTAATTCTTCATAGGTTTGCCAAGAATTAGTAGATGATGAGTGATCATAAAATTCACAATAAATTATTGTTTCAGATTTAGGTTTCATTATAATTTTCTTAATTAATTATAGGAGACCAATATATGATTTAATCATTAGTTTGTGTATATATATTTAAAGGCGAGGTTTTAATCATCTCGCCTTTTTTATTTTACCTATTTTTAATTTGGGTTTCTTAATGGGTATCTTCCCAAAAGTTAATTTTTTAAATGTTCTACCTTTACTACCGATTATTCTAGGTTTGATTAAAACTGATAGGGTGGCGGTGGTGGTAGTCATTAGTGCATTAAGTTATGTCCACAATAGACAACCACTAACACAATAATTAACTTCCAAAGATTAGTCCAAGTCCAATACGGATCTGCCCAATCAAGGAGTGCTTCTATAGGTTTCCAAATAAGTTTTTTCATTTGCTTATTCCTTTCTGCTTTTCGTATGTCCTTAATCCTGCCATGCCTAGTAATGACATAACAAGCGGCATCAAAACACTCATATCAAGACTTGGCAAGTCTAAAGTTTCTACTTCAAAAACTGCAAGAAAAAACACTATGAATTGTTTTAAAACAAATTCCCAAAAGATTGCTAAGGCACAAGACATTCCTATTAATGGTCGCCAACTTCTTTGCATGATACCACCAATGCCTGTTGCAGTAGATTTAGCATCAGCTAAATTTATATCTGTCTGTGCTTTGTTTAATGCGTTATCTAATTCTTTAAGTTTTATTTTTGCTTGTGCTTTTTCTTCTTCAGATGTGTGGAGTTCATCAACTATCTTTCCAACACTATCTACTAAACCGCCACCTAATAATTTATTTAACATTAGACTTCCCTCATTTGCTTAGCTAATCTTTTTGATCTATTAGGTAATTGTTTTGCCCAAACACTATCAAGCATTTCACGACTAGCCCTTTTATAATCTTTCTCATTAAGTGCTTGTTGAAAGTTTTGAAATTTCATTAATCTAGGCAGTCCTAAATTAAATGCCATATCAATAACAACTTCAAATGCTTCTTCAGGGATTGTATCAGCATCAATAAATTTTCTTGCATCATCTATGGCTTGATTAAGATCAGTGGTAAATATCTGATCTACTTCTATATCAGTTAATTCTTTCTCTATTAAATATTCTTCATCAGGCAATCTAATCAAATGACCAACACCTGTTGTCCAATTATCAAGTGTATCTTTGTAAGCGGTTTTTCTCATTCCTTCATTAGCGATAACTTGTTTTTTTAATCTTTCTATATTCATTTCTTTCTCACCTTCTTAACCTTTGGTAATAGTTCCGTCATTACCTTACTGAGATCCTGCTGCAATACATTTAGATATCCAATATGTAAATCTAAACTATTGCGGCTCGTGACCTCTGCTAATTCTTCATTCGTCATTGTTAGGCGTATTTGATTACCTACTTTGACGATCCTCATATATAGATATTTTTATCCCATGATCCATTCTTCTTCAAGACCATAGGTGTAATGGCAGGAATACCATCTGTAATTAAAGCACAACTTAATATGGGTTTGGCTACATTTACTTTCATATACGCCATACTCAAACTATCTTTATTGACTAAGCACCCTGTAGAAATACCCCAATTCAAAGAGTAATCCGTTGCTACGAACTTGACCTCACTCACTGTATGAAAATGTCCTTGTACGCAGCACATACTTGTTTCTTTAACCGCTTTAGCAATATCTTTAGAAAATTGATGTGCGAACATTATCCTATTCTTATCTGTATCAATGAAGTGTTTATCTTTCCATACCCACCCCTTATTAACATCTAAAATATCATTATAGGGTTTGATGAACTGTCTTGACATCTTACTAGCTATTGCTCTGCGTAAGACTAAGCTGCCATGATTACTTTCTAGTAATGTCATTTTAGGAAATATTTTTTCTAATCTTTTAATCCAAGACTTGGTGACTTCTAATTCATCAAAGGCACTAGGTAGATCAGGATCAACACCATGAAAATTCTGAGAATGATAATCAGCTTCATCACCAATATGCACGACAGTATCAGGCTTATAATATTTATTTAGCTTTGCAAGAAACTCTATGCACTCAGGATGGGAATAAGGGAAATGTGTGTCACCAATAACAAGGATTTTTTTATGTTTGCTCATACTCTGTTGCATCTACACAAGCAAAAAAATATTTGCGAATATTTTGCTCATCTAACATTAACTTTAGATAAGTTCCGTTCAATTTGCAATCCTCTACGGATTTGTGTTTTTCGTTTATAGAAATACATTCCCCTGCTATGCACATATATCCCAAAAGGAATATAGAAGGGATGTTAATCACCATTTAGATATTTTTCTATCCAGATGATTTTTTCTTTGATAACTGCAATATCCTGCTGCATATCAGTTATAGTATCTGCTTTTCTTTCTACTGCTTCTAATCTTTCCGACCACATACCCCATGTCATAGCTAAAGAAACAATTATAACTAAGTAAGGTAATATGGTTTTTAGTTCTATTTTCATTACATTTGGTTTTCTGTTATTCCAGTAGTATTTAGCTTAACTTGAGCCTGTTTGTCAAATGTTTCTGCTATCTCAATATCTTTAGCATATTTTTCTTTATATTCAGCTTTTGCTCTTTGCTTTTTTGCAACATCATCCATAGTCATTCCTGATATTTCTCTGTGTAAAGCTTGATTTTTTTCTGCCCAATTATCTAATCTTTCAAGGTAGAGTTGTTCCCTAATCTTAGCTTCTTTCACTTCTTCCCTTGCTTCTCTTAGTTCTTTTTTTGCTTTCTTTAGTTGATCTTGTAGTTCATTTTGTGTTGCCATTTATTTTACTCCTGCTAATGGGTTATTTAATGCTTTTCTTATCTTATCATCTATTTCTTTTTCTAAAATCTTAAAATCTGTAGATATTTCTCTCTCATTAGCCTTAACTCTATCCTCAATATCATTAACTACCTTGTCTATGGCTCTTACATCAGATTTAATTAATTTTAAATCTTCTCTTATAGTTGTTTGCATTTGACTAGCTACATCATTGACTAGACTAACTTCTTCAAGAACTGAAGATATTTCTGATTTTAATACTGCTATTTGTTCATCATATTTACTCATGTCAGGGGAAATAAAATTCTCAACTCTTGATTGAAGTGTCTGATAATCTTTCCAAAATTCAAATGCACCCCATAATCCACCACCAAGAGTTCCTAATAAAGAAAATATAATAAAGAGTTTTCCACCCTTCATAGAAATACCCTTATATTCTACTTCCATTGTAAATCTACCAATTCATTGTGTCCTAAATCATTATTCATAAACAAATTATACATCAAAATATTATTATCAATTATTTCACCATCTGGCAAAGTTCTATTGTCAAAAAATCCTTGTATCTGTGGTAGCTGAGGTTGTTCAAAGAAACTTTTACTATCAGCTAAAACCTGCATTACTACTAAAGTCTTTGTTTGATTGTTGGCATCATATTTACCCTTATCACCCATTTTCTTGACTATCTTGTTGGCTTTCTCTTGTTTAGTTTCTTTTACTTCTTCCTTAGGTTCTTCTTTGGTTTCTTCAACAGGCTCATCTACAGGCTCATCAACACTAGCCACTTCCACTTCCTCTACAGTTTCTTCTACAATTTCTTCTACGACTTCTTCCATTTCAACTTCTATTATTTCTTC